TGGAATGTTCAATTAAGTGGTTCGGTGAATAGTGATTATGGTAAAGTTTTATTTAATTATAGTGGGTCTAATCAAATCACATCTTCTTTATTACCAATATTTAATAATAGATTTTTTGGTATATCGGTGAGCAGTGGATCAACAGGATTGAAATTAGATTTAAGACAATCGGAAAAAGAAAGAACAATATTCCAAGAAACAAAAACAACAACATCAGCGTCTAACTGGAATAATGGTTCTATTTTGCAATTGGGTGGAAATTATGTAGGTAGTGTGGATGAATTTAGATTATGGTCGGAAACATTGAATACCGATAGATTTAATGAACATGTATCTTTTCCAGAAATGATAAATGGTAATCACATTTCATCTTCAACCGATGATTTATATTTCCGTTTAGATTTTGAATATCCTAAAGATTTGTCAATTTATACTAATTTAATAAATGTAGATACTAACATTTATTTTAGTGGAAGTTTAACTAGAAACGATTATGAAAATGGTTCGGTATCTGCTTTATATTCAGTAAACACAACACCACTATTATCAGCATCAGCTGCCGGATTTACAGGAGCTTCTACATATCCATATCAATTTGAAGCAATAGATAGAAGTGTTGTATTAGAAATTCCAGATTTGGGTTCAACAAGATATTCAACCAATAAAGTGAGATTTGAATCACAAACGGATTTTAATGGTAACGATGTGAGTGGTGGTGTAGATTTATCAATAAAAGGAAGAGTGACAAAAAAGGCCTTTGACCAATCACCAACCGATTCAAATAGAGTGGGATTATTTTTCTCACCAACAAAAGAATTAAACATTGATATTGCTAAATCATTTGGTGGTATCAATTTAGATAACTACATTGGTGACCCAGGTGATAGAACAAAATCAACTTATACATCTTTAGATAATTTAAGACATTACTATTTCCAAAGATTTGATAATAGAGATATTTACGCATACATTAACTTAATCAAACTATATGAGAAATCAATGTTTGAGGATATTAAGAAAATGTTACCCGCAAGAGTTAAAGCAACTACTGGTTTATTAATTGAACCACATATTTTAGAAAGAAGTAAGATTGCACAGAAAGACCCAACGGGAGAAAACTATCAACAAGAAGTAACAATCCATTATGAGGACACTACAATTTTAACAGCAGATAATTCTCAATATGAAGCTGTTGTAAACGCGGGTTTATCGGAAAACCTATTTGGTGAAAATTATCAGTATGAGGCACAGATTTACACAGCATCATTGGATTCAATAATTGCTGAAAATTATCAGTATGATTCTTTAATTCAAAGTTCAACCATTCCAACACCGTTTGCAAACTCATATCAACAAACTGCTTCAATTGATGCTGGTTTGGATTTACCAACTATAACAACAGAAATTGATTTAGGAATAGAAACATATGGTCAAACTGCATTTGAGACTATTGGATTTGGTATTTATGCACAACATGGAAATGCAATCAGAACTTATTTTGATAAAAATAATAAAAGGGTAAAAGAAAGAATTAGAGTTCAATTGATTACAAAGGAAAAAGAAAGAATGATAACCAAATTTGCAGTGACCGCATCTGCAACTGGAATGGGAGACCCACGTGGTGGATATGTTTCTGCTATTCAAACTTATAATGAAACTTATTTAAACATACAACCATTTAGTGGTTCTACAATTCCTAGCGTTCAAAATGATATAATTGCAGTACAACCCGTTGATGGTTATCTACGAACACATTATAGAAATACATCCGATTTAACAAGAGGATTAGAAAATTCTTTCTTTAGAGGTTCAAAAAATACTGCAGCAACTACTTTAGATGGTAGTTCTCCTATTGAAACATTTGTATCTAATCCAAATACATTGACTGTAAACAGAACTAATAGAAATACAAGTGAACCAATTTTGGAAGTTGAATAACGGAATTTTAAAATTATTATATTTATAAACAAAGATTAATATTATACTATGGGATATTTAAGTAACACAGAATTGACGGTAGACGCTATCTTAACAAAAAAAGGTAGAGAAAAATTAGCAGCCGGACAGGGTTTAAACATTACTCAATTTGCATTAGCAGATGATGAGATTGATTATTCCTTATATGAACCAGCTCATCCATTGGGAACATCTTTCTACGATGTGGCAATTAAAAATATGCCAGTCTTAGAAGCTAATCCAGATGAGACTCAAGTAATGAAATATAAGTTAGTAACACTACCAAAAAATACAACTAGAATTCCTCTTGTTGAGTTTGGACAGGTTCCACAAGGATTGACTCAAAGAAGTGGTGAAATTATATTAGCACCAACCACATCTGGAGGAGGAAATAGAAGTTTAGGATATACAATTGTATTGGCTAATAAAAACGCGGGTGATATCATCGGTGAAGGTGTAACATCAAATGTAGGTTCAGTACCTTTGTTCATCGGTGACGATGTATCAGCAACCGCAGTTGTTGCAAAAGGAATAACATTTAAATTTATTCCAAACCCATCTTTAACTTCAACTATCAAAACAACATTAACTGTTTATGGTAACGAAACGGGTGGTTCACAAACAATTCCAGTAACAGTAACTTACGTTCAATAATAAAAAACTATGGCATTAATTAGAGACAATAGAGGATCCCTTTTAGCAAGTAACTTATCACAATACTTAGCAGGTGCAGCAAACACCGCAGGGACTCCCGTAGATACTAACGAATTAGTTAGAATCGTAAACCAATTTTTAGGAACCGGTGAACAAATTAGTAGTGATGTAGCTACAATATCAAATGGTATTTACAAAAAATTTGGTACAATTGATAAAGTAACTAATAGAACTGAAATAGTAACCGCTGGTATTTGGAGTGGTGATACTGGTTCACTTGATGTAAAGGCAAACTACACATCATCTGCACAGGTTGCATCTACAAGTGGTAGGTACTATTTGGATGTTTATAATACAGCTGCAACGGGTTCTGGAGAAGTTCAGTTCTCAATTGCATATGGTGATGCACAAGGATTTGGTGCACCTACATTAACTCAAAATGACGATTCAACTTCACCAACGAAGGCAACTTATAATCAATATAAAAATATATTATTAGATAGTTCTGATCCTTACTTTAGTATATATTTGAGTAGTTCGGCAGCTGGTGTTGTATTGGGTGGTGCGGATATGACATCGTTCTACGCAATCAATATCAATAGAGCTAGATATAAAGAAAGATTGGATCCAGGAAATATCTCAATAGACCTATCGGGTTCACTTAGAAGTATTACCTTAATTGATGATAGTGGTGGAACCGATGAAAATGTAACAACTGCGGGTAGAGTTTACAACTTAGTTAGTGGTTCATTAAATATTGGTTCTGCATTGGCTGCAACAATTGCAAACTACACTGCACCTAACGGACAGGGATATGGTTTATTCTATCCAGATATGGGTATTATACTATTAAACCCTGCAGCATTAAGTTCGTCAGTTGATATTAAATTGGCACCTGCTTTAAATTCAATACAATCAATATATCACCAAAACAATGGTAACAACTCAGGTTCAGTTGCATTGTTGATGGCAATTAGTGGTGGTGCTGACTTTCAAGTAAGAAGAACTGAAAATGTTTCTACATCTCATTACTTTGTAAGAGCAAACAATAGAGAATTTAACTTCTCAAATAACCCAACATTCGTAACTGGTTCAGTTGGTCAGTTTGTTCAATCTACATTTGAAAGAGATCCTAAAGTTTACATTACAACTGTAGGTTTATACGATGATTCAAACGAATTATTAGCAGTTGCTAAAACTTCTAAACCAGTTGAGAAATCATTTGATAAAGAAGTTGCAATCAAAGTTAAATTAGACTTCTAATCGGAGAATATATTAAAAAATGTAAAGCCCCCTTATTTGGGGGTTTTTCATTAAAAGAATATTTATATTAGACATGTTAAAAAGAATACCAAAATCGGATATGAGTATAAGGCCGTTTAAGGCTTATAAAGAATGGGATAAATTATCTGCGGGTGTTACCTTATTGGAGGCAAACGATGGTAATTACACATCCAATGATGCAAATACTATTACTACTGGATTATTGAGTGGATCTGTTTATAATAAATATTCAGTTTATGGTCAGTTAAGGGCTCAATTTTATAATGGACATGAGGATAACCCGGTTAATAGATTGGGTAGTAAAACGAATATATACGACACTACAAATCCAGAAAGATTCTTATCAGGTTCTGCTAAAGTAATTTCTATACCACAAAATTGTATTGGAGATGGTATTAAAAAAGGATCTGTATTATTAGATAATGACGGAACGTATTATGTAGATGACACATATAGTAATTTAATATTGAGTGGAAGTACAAGTACAAGAATAGGTAATGTGTTTTATAATCAAGGATTAGTTGTAATAACAAGTGGTTCCAATTCAAAACTAACAGGTAGTTGGGATATATCATTTAAATCAACACAAACAATTTACGAACATGAATACCTTCTTATTGTAAATGAAGATGAATTTAATGTATCACAAAACCCCACCGCAGTTGTAGAAGTTGGTATTGAAAAAGAATTTTTAATAGGAACCGATGGTAAACGATATAAAGTAACAACTAATAATGGTGTTAAGTATATTCGTAAAAAATCTATATTAGAAAATGGAAATATATTAGATTATAGATTTGGTTCAGCTTATAATAATTCAATTAGTGGTGGGTTTGAACACTATGAATTAAGTAGTTCAATGGACTCAACCGGTTCATTCTTATCTCCGTTTATAACCACTATTGGCCTATACGATGATGATTGCCAATTGGTAGCTGTTGCAAAATTACCACAACCCATTAAATCAGAACCGGATATTCCTGTAAACTTTATTGTCCGTTTTGATACATAATTTATATTTATAAGTAAAATAAAAAGAATATGTCTAAAATATTAGAACTATACAAAGCACAACAATCAACTTTAGGTGTTGATAAATTAGGATTTGATGCAGGTGTTGCAGCAAAGACTCCATATACTACCAACGATTTAAAAAAGGCAGATGAACAAATTTTAACTGCAACTAAATTCAAAACAGGTAGAGGTGGTGAAGTGTCTGAAAAAAAATACTCAGATACTCTAAAAAAATAAAACAATTTAATGGCAAAAAAAGTTACAAAAAAGAACAATCCAAAATGGGTTGCTAAAAAATATGGATTTAAGTCTGGTTTAGAAGAAACCATCTCTCAACAAATAGAATCTTATGGAATTAAAGTAGAGTATGAGACCGAAAAGGTTCCATACATAATTCCTGCATCCACTCACCACTATCATCCCGATTTCAAATTACCCAATGGTATTAGAATAGAGACAAAAGGTAGGTTTGTGGCAGCTGACCGTAAGAAACACTTATTGGTTAAAGAACAAAACCCAAATATGGACATTCGTTTCGTATTTTCCAATTCAAAGAACAAAATCACCAAAAAGTCTAAAACGACCTATGGGGATTGGTGTGAAAAAAACGGATATAAGTATGCAGACAAAATCATCCCAAATGAGTGGTTTTTAGAGGAAAATAGACCTTAAAATATTTGGAAATATCAAATATTTGTCGTATATTTAAGTCGTGTTGAAGCAAAATGATAAGAATATAGTCGTATCTACTCTAACCGGTGTGTTAGGTAGTTATCTCAATCTCAAAGGGAATGAGTTAGCATTTTATTGTCCATTTTGTAATCACCACAAACAAAAACTACAAGTTAATACGGAAACCCAAAAATGGCATTGTTGGACTTGTAATAGTGGTGGTAAGAAATTGACCTCATTATTAAAAAAGTTAGATGTTGATAGAAAGGTTATTTCGGTTATTAGAGAGATATAC